CTACCATTAGTGGTAGTTATACTGATTTAGTGTTGGTATTTTTTACACCATCAAACTCAATAAATGATGATATGTATTTACAATACAATTCTGACACAGGGTCAAACTATAGCAATACTACGCTCAGGGGAAATGGCACAACTGCATCAAGCACAAGAGGTAGCAATACCACAGGTGCAAGATTTAGCGACCAATCTTCACCAACAACATCAACCTCTAATACTGCAATCATTCATATAATGAATTATGCAAACACTACAACTTACAAAACTAATATATCAAGAAGCAATAATGCTTCTACTGGTATTGATGCAATGGTTACACTTTGGCGTAATACTGCTGCTATTACTTCTGTAAAGGTATATCCTGCTTCAGGCAATATGGCTACTGGCACAATAGCAACCCTCTACGGAATTAAGGCGGCATAATGGCTACCACATATAAGGCAATAGCCACTGTAACTGTGGGTAGTGGTGGGGCTGCTAACATAGAATTTACTAGCATACCTGCTACTTATACGGATTTGGTTGTTGTTACTTCCCTAAGAGTTAGCAGTACAGATATTACAAGTCTTGTATATTTTAATAATTCTACATCATCTTATACAAGGCGCGTACTGTATGGTGACGGTGCAACTGCTACTTCGGCTTCGGCTTCTGATGCTGGAGTATTATGGACAAATCAATCAAATAACACGGCAAATACTTTTGGTTCAGCAACTATTTATATTCCGAATTATTCTGGTTCAAATAATAAATCGGTTAGTATAGATTTTGTAACAGAGAATAATGCGACAACCGCTTATGCTGCTATCAATGCTTTTCTATGGTCAAACTCTTCAGCCATAACTTCAATCAAATTAGTACCTAATGCAGGAAATTATGTCCAATACTCAACCGCCACCCTATACGGAATCAAGAACTCCTAACGAAAGGAAAACAATGCCAACCAAAGTAATCGTAGACTGCTCAACTGGAGTAACTACTGAGGTAGAACTAACCGCCGAGGAAGTTGCTCAGCGCGAGGCAGATGCAGCAGCGTTTGCAGAAATCAAGGCAGCAGAGGAAGCAGCAGCACAGGCTAAGGCAGATGCTAAGGCATCAGCACAAGCCAAACTATCAGCACTTGGTTTAACACCAGACGAAATCGCAGCACTTAACTAAGTAAGAAAGTAGGGGACAATGAGCCTAGTAAGCGACATATTCCCTATCTTTAAAGACATAGATGACCATATTGACACAGCAGAAACGCTAGTATTTAAGGAGCAACATGGCAGGCAGTAGACCACCCGATATATCCGAACGCGTAATCATTGACCTATCGGGTCGCATCTCTACATACTTTGACCCCACTACCTATAAATATGATGTTGCTATCGGTGGCATGCCTTTCATCTATGCCATTACTGATAACACTCCATACCGTAGGCAGACTGCAGAGTTTCGTACTCAGCGTGTGGACCAACTCCGTGACCCAGGCGAGCAGTCGCTTTCTGGTTCTGGCTACTGGATTAGAAGCCAATCATCATTTCATCTTGGTGCAGGCTCTACCTATCAGGAACCTATAGTTGGCACGCTAGAAGAAGCACGCTTTCGTTTCTATGATTCAATAGGTATTAACCCTTGGACTCCTGGACAAATATCTTTGCTGCGTAGAACAGTATTACAAGAAGCAGCAACAGAAGATAGCCGTGTTTTTAATACGGTAATTGGTGGCGTTGAATATCTAATCTTGGTTAAGTACGCATCTACTGAGGCTGCTCGCGTGGTTCGCATTAGAGTAAGCGATTTAACAGAAACTACAATACTAACCAATACTGACATTACTGAAAGTATTATTGCTGTAACCATGGGCGGTAATGACCTAATGATGGTTACCCCCACCAAGGTTTGGCGCTATTCCTTTGATGCAACTTCCCCTGCTATACATCAGGATTATGCAATCAACACCGCCAATGCAGTTCATGGCACTATTGGATATGTTAAGAATCGTTTTATACTTGCTTTTCATAACACTGCTAACAATACATTTGTGTATGAAATAAATAAAAACACTGGCTCATCCATAAACCTAAGCACTCTTACTGCAGTTAACGGTAGTACTACACTACCTACTTCATATACCTTTAGAGCCGTTGCTGAATCAGGTGCAGCAATCTATGTAGGTGGATTTTCTGGTAATCAAGGCAGTGTATTTAAAATAACTGTTGCTAATGATGGAACGCTAAATACAATGACTACTGTCATTTCGCTTCCTAATGATGAGCAGATTACTGGACTACTTGGCTACTTAGGAACCTATGTAATCCTTGGCACTAGCCAAGGCTTGCGTGTTGCTATTGCTAATGAGGTTGGCGATTTGTCCTATGGACCGCTTGTATTTAAAACCTCACTTGGTGTATACAAAATGACCGCTACTGGCTCATACATATATGCTGGAGTTGACTCTGGTATTGGTGGCTACTCTGGAATTTACCGAGTTGATTTAGGTCAACCACTGCAAAATGGTGGCTATGCCTATGCAACTGATGTATATGCTGAAAGCGTAACAGGTAAAGTAGAAGGTGTAGCACTTACTACTACTGGTCGCTTAGCCTTCTGTGTTAACGGTGATGGCTTATTCATTGAACATGCTACAGAATTAGTTGAATCAGGTGAGTTAACAACAGGTATTATCCGTTATGAAACTCTTGAAAACAAAGCATGGAAGCGTATAAAACTACGCACCGAAGGAACATTGCAAGGTGATATTGATATTTTCCGCGTTGATAATGGAGTGGATTCAGCCTTTCGTACTGTAACCCAAGGAAGCACAGAGGACTATGACTATGACTTATCCTCCGTTTATGAGGATGTTAATGTTGAAGCGCAATTTAAGTTCCGCCTCAATCGTAACGATACGACTGCCACGACTGGCGCTGTTATTTACGGTTACTCTGTTAAGGCTTTGCCTACTCCTACCCGTGCTCGTGTTGTTCAGTTTCCTGTCTTTTGTTTTGACTCTGAGCGTGACCGCCATAAAAACATTATGGGTTTCCCAGGTTATGCGCTCGGTAGACTCCAAGCCTTAGAACAAATGGAAGCACAAGGCGAAACAATCATCATCCAAGATTTCACTGCTGGCGGAGAACCAACGGAAGCAGTGATTGAGCAGGTAACTTTTACCCGCACAAGTCCATCTGATGGCGCTTTCTCAGGCTATGGTGGAATTCTCCAGATTACTGCTCGTACTGTCGTTTAAACATATAAGGATAAGAACATGACACCTGCTGATTGGGCTGGCTTAGCCGTAGCCGTATTTACTTTAGTTGCTGGATTTGCTGGCGCTGTGCGTTGGTTAGTTAAGCATTATCTATACGAATTAAGACCCAATGGTGGTTCTAGCCTTAAAGATAAAGTTAATTTATTAGAAGAAAAAGTAGAATTATTAACCGAGTTAGTTAAAGAAGCATTGAGGAAATGAGTGATGACCAAACCCAAAGTTGCAAAGTCTGCCAGCCCTGCTGCATTGTCCATGCTACGCCAGGCGACTGCTCTTGCCCCCCTACGCAAGAAAGCATCAGACGGTTTACTCCCTTCCACTGCACATTTGGCACTAAGTCCTAACTCAGACCACAACACAGGTCTTGCGGTAGATTTAACCCATGACCCAAAGAACGGTATTGACTGTTCAGATATTTTTCAACGCCTCAAAGAAGATAACCGAGTTAGTTACCTCATATTCAATAGTAAGATTTGGTCACGCCAACATGCAAAGCAAGGTGACCGAAAGTATACGGGTCAAAATCCGCATACAAAACACCTCCATGTTTCTATCAGACCTGAGTACGCTGGCGATACCAGCCCTTGGTTTTGGTGGAAGAATCAACCAAGCCTAGCCAAGCAAATAGTGGCAGAAGCCATCGGTTCAGCACCTAAGAAAAAGCCTGCCAAGGCTGAAGTATTGGTATGTACTTGTTGCAAGGTACATGGTTTGGCAAACAAGAAAGGTAAATAAATGCTGGAACAACTAAAGCAAGTATCGCTAACCTGGTTCCGTGCTGCAGCATCTGCTGCAATCGCACTCTACCTCGCTGGTGAAACAGACATTAAAACACTAGGAGTGGCTGCCCTTGCGGGTTTCCTTGGTCCTGTGTTGAAGTGGTTGGACCCATCGGCTGCCGAATTCGGTAGAGTAAAATAACTTAATACTGTTTAAACAAAAGAACCCCCGCCGTCAAGAAATTTCTTGATGAGCGGGGGCTTTTTTGTTTTTGTCTGATAAGGAGTAGTACCACTACAACACTTCCCCAAGTGCTATAGCGTTTCAACTTTATCAAGCGGAGTTGGGGCTGTCAATTCAGCGCCACATAAAGCACACTCTGCTTCAGTAAACCACATTGCAATCTCGCCATCCTCAAACATGCACGCGACTTTAAAAAGTTGAGAACCGCAAGGACATACATGAGTGGGAATACCACGATAACTGTGCTTTAATTGGCTTTGCTTCCGCTTACGCTTCAGCAAACTCATACACTTAACCCGTTCTGCACGAACAGGAGTATACTGATTTTTTAATTACAACCTTGTAGTTCTCTCGGCGTGTCGCCGAATAGAGGAGTGAGGTACATATACACTCGCCCCTGCAAAGGAGAAATATGACACTTGAAGAAAAGACTGGGAAAGGCTATATCTCCCACAGTGCCATGAGTTCATGGCTTAATTGTGGCTGGGCATATTACCTGACCCGCATACAGAAAGTCGCTGAGAACCCATCCTACTGGCTTGTAGGGGGTAAATCTTTACATGAAGCGACAGAGATATACGACACAAATCCCGATAACTTTGACCCTACTGCAGTATTTGCTGCACGATGGGAGGAGAACTATCGTCTTGCTGACAACGGCATGCCGTTCCGTGCTGGTGGCAGGGCTACTAAGGCGTATCCCAATAAAGAGGATGCATCATGGTGGTTGGAAAATGGACCCAAGATGGTGGATTTTTGGATTCAGTTCCGACAAGATAGTGGATACCAGCCATATCAATTATCAGGTGGTGAGTTCGCCATTGAAACTGAACTTAATGTAGAAATCGGTGGTGTATTAATGAAAGGATTTTTGGACCGACTTATGGTTTCACCTGCTGGTGAACTCATTGTTGTGGACATAAAGACTTCTAGTAAACCACCCGTTACCTATACACAACTAGGCACATACGCGATTATGTGCGAGAAGGCTATGGGTATTCGCCCTGTTAAGGGTGCTTACTTCATGGCTCGTACTGGTGAGTTAACTGAACCAGTAGACTTAACACACTACACTGAAAAGCGTTTAGCCTCACAGGTTAAAGGCTTTAAGATTGCTGTTGACAACAACATATTCATACCGCAACCAGGATTTATGTGCGGTACATGTTCTGTTAATCATGCTTGCTATGCAGTAAATGGTTCCGAATCACATAAATACCCCGAACTAGGAGATACAGATGAGTGAGAACACACCAATCCAAATCAACTTCAAGACCAAGAAAGATGGCATGTTGATTAACCTTCGTGCTCAAGATGGTGCTGAACTTGATTTATTGCTTGACCAACTTACACAGCGCATTGCTGCGTTAGTTGACCTTGAGAAAACTGTTGAAGGTATGGCAGTTGTCAAGGATGCTTTTCCAAATTCAGTACCAATACAAGGTACCACTGCGGTACCACGCCCAACTCAAGCAGCACCTGCAGCAGGAGCGCCTGATTGTTCTTGTGGTAGTGGACCTATGCGCTTTGTACCAGCAGGTATTGCTAAGGCAACAGGTCGCCCATATAAGGCGTTCTACGCTTGCCCTAAGCCACAGGGACAGGCTTGCCAAAACAAAGTAACCGTATAGTTCATGCGCCTCTTATCTCGCGCTATTCGTACTGCATCAGCAGGGGGTGCAACACTGCCAACAGTGTGGCGCTCTCTGCTTGAGCAGCAAATAGCGTTTAGACGGGGCGAGGTGAGCATGATTGCTGGTCCTCCAGGGGCTGGTAAATCAACACTTGCTCTGTCACTTGCAGTGCATGTGCAAGTACCAACACTTTACATCTCGGCAGATACACACTCTCATACTATGAGTTTGCGTTTGCTTGCGATGTTAACTGGTAGGTCACAAGCAGAAGTTGAACCAATGATGGAAGCAGATAGGGAGTGGGCAGCACAAATGCTCAAGCCTGCTGACCACATCATGTGGGAGTTTGATTCAGCACCTACGCTTAAAGATATTGAGGATGCAATCCTCGCATCTCGTGAGCGACTTGGTAAAGATGTTGAACTTATCGTGCTTGATAACGCTGTAGATGTAACCCTTGATGGACAAGATGAGTGGGGCGGATTACGCACTCTCATGCGTGAACTCAAGTGGTGGGCTAGAGATACTGGCGCTGCTGTTGTTGTTTGCCACCATACAAGTGAAGGCGTTAATGGCAATCCTTGCCCACCACGCTCTGCACTGCATGGAAAAATTGCTCAGACTCCATCATTAATACTTACAGTTCATGGACAACTTGCATCAATGGGTGTCTGTGCTGTGAAGAACCGATATGGACCAGCCGATGCCAATGGTGCTACACCAGTATGGCTTGCTTATGACCCTGCAAGTATGCAGATTAAAGATTTAGTTGCACCGTAATGAAAGGAAATAAATGACAAAAGATACTAACTGGGAACTACGAGTAGTTGAAAACATGGGCGAAGTAGTAGGCTCAGTGGACAGCGAGGATGTAGTCGTGCCTACTAAGACACTGATTACAGATATGAAAGCGCAGTTAATGTTTATACCTAAGAATTTTACTTGGACAGTGGGATGGAGAACTTATGTTTGGCAGGAGAAAGAAACAGGGCGGTTCAAAGAACTCACCCAAGAACAACATGAAACACTTTTCAGTGGAGGAACTGTCAGTTACACCGAAGATGGTGGAGGAGGCGATACTCCAAGCAAAACTACCCGAAGTAATAAAGGAAGCACTGATAAATGAACTCCCAAACTTTGTGGAATTTGTTGATGAAACGACAAATAAAATCTTCAACCCTTCCGCCATCTGGTTTGAGTCAATCCAGTTTGCTGACTATGTGGCGCAACTTGCTACTCATCTCAGGGAAGAACACGGAGGAGAGTGCCGAGAAGAAATCGCAGGAAAGTTAATTATTATGTCGGAGAACTTTAAAGAGTTAGCCGAACATGCAATGAAAATTTTAGACAATTCAGAAAAGAGTATGAAACATGGCGCATAGTAATAAAGAAATGCTTTCCATTATTTGGTGCGACAATGGCACTACCGATGGCAAGTTTACTGAGGGCTTGGTTTATACACTGATACATGCAGCATCCGTTGGTGTGCCAGTTAACAATGCTGTTCGTGTTCAAGGTAATCAGATTGCCCGACAAAGACAAGCAGCCATTGAGATGTGGCAGCAGGTCAATACCGATTGGGCGCTGTGGGTTGATTCAGATATTGTCTTAACCAAAGAGATGTTAAAGAGTCTATGGGATGCTGCTGACAAGGTAGCCCGACCTATAGTAAGCGGTGTTTATTTCATCTCTAAGCAGATGGAAGGCTCACTCATGCAGCCTATGCCTTGTGTCTTTAATGAAACTGGCAATGAGTATGAGATTAGTTATCTTCATCCTCTACCTAAGAATCAGATAGTAAAGGTTGACAATGCAGGCATGGGTTTAGTGCTGATGCATAAGAGTGTACTCAAGGGTTTAAACGATAAGTTTCCTGACCAGTTTTGGTTTGGCGAGAACAACGAACGAGGAGAGAAATTTATCGGTGAAGATATTTCTTTCTTCCGAAAGGTAAAGGCTGCAGGTATACCTGTTCATGCCCATACTGGTGTACTTGCTAAACACATGAAACGATTTGCTTTTGATGAAGCCTATTACAACCTGTATTGGACAGCAGCAGCAGAAGCAGTAGAGAGGAGAGAACGCGATGCCAAGTCAGCAAGTAGCCAACAAGCGTAGAGGTGCTGCATGGGAAATAGACCTTGCTGATTTCTTTATGCAACAAGGTTTAAACGCACAGCGTTTACCTCGTGCTGGTCGTAATGACATTGGCGATGTGTTTGTTCCTGGAGTCAATGGTATCTATGTAGTGGAAGCCAAGGCTCCACGGCGGGATGGTCGCATTGATTTGAGTGGTTGGATTCGTGAGTCTGAGATTGAGGCAGAGAATTACCGTATTGCAAAGCGATTGACAGTTGCGCCTACACCATTGGTGATTATCAAGGCAAGCAACAAAGGGACAGGTGAAGCCTATGTCGTTCAGAAACTCAGTGATGTCCTCCCCAACCTCTAAACACAGCATAGTTAAAGTACTTGAGCATTACGGATTTGTAATTCCTCAGAATCGTGGAGGGTGGCAATCAATTCGTTGCGCTTTTCACAATGACCATGTGAAGTCGGCTCGTTTAAACATAGACAATGGTGGCTTCAGATGTTTTGCCTGCGACATGGCAGGAGATGTGTATTCATTAATCATGAAAAAAGAAGGAGTGGATTATGGCAAGGCTCTCAAAATCGCAGAGAGAATTACTGGCGAAAGCAACGGAGAACTACGCAACAAGCCTAGGAGAAGCGTTGCCTTACCTAATGAATCGCGGTATAACGGAGCAAACGGCGCGTATGTTCCGCCTCGGATTCGTGGCGAATCCTGAAGCAGGACATGAACCTTACCTTGGTAAGTTGGCTATCCCATACCTCACTCCATCGGGTGTGATTGATATTCGTTTCCGTAGTTTAAACAACGATAGCGGTCCGAAGTATCTATCAAGACCTGGAGCAAGCACACACATTTACAATGTTGATGCGCTTAGTAGTGATACAGATTTCCTTGTGATATGCGAAGGTGAATTAGACACCATCATCGCTACACAAGTTGGCTTCTCAGCAGTGGGATTGCCAGGGGCTAACAACTGGAAACCGTTTTACTCTCGTGTTCTTGCAGATTGGGAAAAGATTATGTTGTTTTGTGATGGTGACAACGCAGGTAAAGAGATGGCAAAGACCCTCTCAAGAGAATTGGACAATGTATTCCCCGTGTTCATGCCTGATAACTGCGATGTTAACGATGTGTTCCTTACCGAAGGAGCAGAGGGACTACGAAAGCGAGTGGGTGTTTAAACAAGTGATTGTTAAACTGAGTCAAGAAGAAGTGCGGGTGTGTACCACACTGGCAGTAGAGCGTTGGCTCACCAAGTTTGGTTCCATTGATAGACCCAACTATGCAGCAGGTAAGAAGTTTGGAAAGTTAGAGCCTGAGATTCTTGCGAATATCAGAGCCAATGTTGCTGAGTGGGCAGTGGCTAGAGAATACAACTTGTCATGGTCAGTGCCTTGGTATCCCAATGAACTGCACTCTAGGCGCAAGAACATACCTGATGTGGGTGAGTTTGAAGTTAGAACTGTAAGGACTCAAAGCGCAATTCCTTTTTGGAAGAAGGATGTAGGCAGAACAATCTTCGGCGTTAAGATTTTAGATGAGGAGTATTATTCTATAGTTGAAATCTTTGGTTCATTTAAGGCTGATGATTTTATGATAGATGAATACGCCGATGCCTCAATAGATGGCTGGCGCGTACCTATTGAATTGATTACAGGTGGCATTGATGGATAGCCAAGA